GCACCCCTAAGATTGGCACCCCTAAGATTGGCACCCCCAAGATTGGCACCCTCAAGATAGACACCCCCAAGATTGGCACCCTCAAGATTGGCACCCTCAAGATTGGCACCCCAAAGATAGGCACCCCTAAGATAGGCACCCCTAAGATTGGCACCCTCAAGATTGGCACCCCTAAGATTGGCACCCCCAAGATTGGCACCCCTAAGATAGGCACCCCTAAGATTGGCACCCCTAAGATTGGCACCCTCAAGATTGGCACCCTCAAGATAGGCACCCCCAAGATTGGCACCCTCAAGATTGGCACCCTCAAGATTGGCACCCTCAAGATTGGCACCCCTGTTTTTTTCTAAACAATCTTTGACACTTTCATATTCGCCACACAAAATAACCTTATCATCAAAACGATTTTTGATTTCTACTTTCATCCTTTACCTCTCAATCTTTTGTGGAGTGCTTCTCTTGCCCACAATTACAACAAGTAATTTTTCCTGTTTTAGTATTAACTACACAATAATCGTGGTCTCCATAACCTTTTTTACATCTTTTCCTTTTCATTCTCTTATCCTTTTTGAGATTGCTCTATAGCTTCTTTTTGATATTTAATTTGCCGCCAATCAACAGAAAGGGGATACATGCTATCGCTTATTTTTAATAATTCTAATGTTCTCTCAAGCCATTTGGTTATCTCTTTCTTCTTCGGTCTGGGGGTCATTTTAACAAATCTCCTATCTTTACTGGCATATTTTTTAATTCCTCTGCCTCTTTTATGTTTAGATCAGCAAAGGCTCTGGGTAATTCCTTCTTGAGCGCCTCTGTGAAATAACCCCAGAGGTTCGCTGGCTTGCTCTTTAGGACCTGGTAGCCTATTTTTATCATAGTTTCAACTGGTGGAAAATAGCCCTTACTTTTTCTTACTCTGGCTATGAAAGTGTAAATATTAAACCTTTGTTCACTAAGTAATATATGTATTTTAGTTAATTCTTCTTTTTGCTCTTTGGTTGGCTCTTTAAAATATTCAGGCGAAGCCTGGTTCTGCTGATCTTTACTTATATTAACTTTACTTAACTTAACTTCTGCAGGAGTTACTCTGGAGTTACTCTGGAGTTGGTCAGGAGTTGGATCTGGTATCTCAGAAGGAGCTTCTCTTTCTTTGTTTATTTTTTGGTTTTTATTAAACCCTTTAAACTTCATATATTTATGTCCATTACCATATACTATAACTAATGGACTTTTGCCTAATTCCTCTACACATTTTCTTATCCTTTTAAGTGTAAATTGCTTCAAGTGAGGAACTACAATTCCTTTCAAAATATGAGAATCTGCTAAAATTTTTCCCTCAACATCAAGAAAAGGGATACTCCAAGTGTATAGTATGATCGAAAAATTTGATAATTTAGCTACTTCTTCATCTCTAGAAATCTTCTTTCTTAACATTCTACCTTCTGGCATAACCTACCTCATTAATGGGTTGATCCTTGCAAACCATAGCCTTCTTTTTTGCCATGTCTAGTTTGTCTTTTTTCTTCTCTTTTCTTGGTTCTATCATAAGCCCTTTGACATTTATCGTTGCAGAATAATTGGCTTTCTATCACTAACATTAAGCCACAAGCGTAACAAAACCTTGTTGGTTCAAGTTTCATTATTTTAATAAATTATTAGGATCAAAATTGGTTCTATAAAGTTCTTCTATTTGCTTAGGAGTTTTATTAAAACATTCATTAAAGAATCGTTGAGCATATTTATATCCTTCACCTTTTGGATATTTGATATCTTCGCATTTACCAATCATACTAATAATTTTACCAAGATCAATAAAAGAAGGCATCCATTTTGTATTATTTTCAAAGGTTACTAATACCCAATGTTTGTCATTTGGATTTTCAATAGGAGTAAATATAATATTCTTAACTTTTTGGAATTTCGTTTCCATAATTATCCCATCCTTTTGTTGTGTTGCGAGCAAAAAGTTCTATATAAGGGCCTTCATACATTGTTTCTATTGTTTTATAGACGACTTCTGGCTTCTTGGAGTGTTTGGATACTTCTGCCTTAAACCAAGAAAGTGGTTTTTTGTTTGGGTGCATATTTTCTTCTCTAGTGGCTATAAGTAGAAGTTCATGTCTACTTTGCACAAACCATCCTATGCTTGGGCCTTTGTCTTTTATCCATACTAAATTACTTTTATATTTAAAACCCCATTCTTTTATAACTCGCAAAGCATCCTCAAGCATAGCATTAGTTGCCCAAATAAATAATACTGTTTGTTTTGTACATAAAGTTTCTATAGGCATCAAACATATTTCATCTGTAGGCATTGTTGGATAGTGTGTTTCTGCGCTTTCAGAAAATCCAGAATTAGCAAATTGCCAAGGTGGATCTGCATATATAACTCGGAATTTTTTATCAGGTAAAGGTTGAGTTTTAAGTTTAGTGCGTTTTTGTTCACGAAGTATTTTTTCACCAGATTTCAATTTGGCTAGTTCTGGCCTATCTTCTACCGCCTTAGCTATTTCTATGGATTTACGAACAGCACTCTCCGAAATACCAAAATCTTTAGCTGTGTCGTCATAAGTCCAATTATCAAGATTATGCTGTGCGCTTGATTTTCTATCTCCTCCATGTTTAACAGGAGAATCTTTCATTTTTCTTTTTAATTCATCATATTCTTTTATCGAATTAGCGACTTCTAAATCAGTTAAAGATTTTCGTTTAAGATTTTCTTCAATAGCAACCTTGAAATCAAAAAGATTTCCATTAGAAGGCAGGATTCGGCAATCTGCTTCTTTCCACCCAAGCTCTTTTATGGCTTGGAATCTTCTTCTTCCTGCAATAAGTCTTTTGTCTTGATTGATTGTTATAGGATTTATTAACCCTACTTCTTTGATGCTTTGTTTTAATCCAGAAATATCGCCATGATCTCTTTTTGATCCTGTTTCCTTCAGTTCAGAAAGTTTTAATTGCATTTTTTCTCCTTATCTCCTCTTGTTACCATCTATTCTTCTTTTGGTTCGCTAAGTGTTATTTTTTCTATTTCCACTATCTTGCCTTTTTTAGTAATAACAGATTCGCCTTCTCGGTTGATCCATTTTTCTTCGCTATGCTGTACCCTACCCATAATAATTTTATTAAACACATCTTCTTTGTCCCATTTATAAATACCGGCATGATCGCAATTATCGCAAAGGTATATCCAAAATAGTTTGTCTTCTATATTTAATCCACAAAACCAAGGATCATTCCATTTTTCTGTTGCAGTTAGTCTCTTAGGCATAATTTATTATAAAATAAATTGCCCACAGGCAACAAGAATAACTCGTTTTTGAGTCGGGGCGACACCTGTGAGCAATAAAAAAGACGAGTTTTCTCGTCTATTCTTTTAGTTTTGGTTCTTGTCATTATATCGCCCCAAATTTTTCATATCCTAAGTTTACTCTGTTAATTTTCTTTGTCAAGATATTTTTCATTTATTTCGTACCATCCCATTTTGCCCCGAAAACCTCTAAATATGCACTCGTCTTTATCTAGCTTTCGTATCTTGCCCTCGACGACAAATTCCTGGCATGTGCGCACTGCCCGGAGATAGTAGTTATCCAGGCCATATTGCATTACATCGGCTTTGCTGAAGTAGTGTTTCTGTTTGCACCAGTTTAATAGGGCGCCTTCTTTGGATATAAACATATCGGTTTGGATCATAGTTCTCCTATAATTAAAATAAACTCTCCTGTGTATTCTCAATTCTTCGTTTAGCTATATTAAAGTATTTCTCATTTATTTCTATTCCTATAAAATTACGATGTAATTCAGCACAAGCCACCCCAGTCGTGCCTGAACCCATAAAGGGGTCGAGGATGGTTTGTCCTTTTTGGCTTAATCTATCAACTAGTTTTAGCATACAATGAAATGGTTTTGGCGAAGGATGGTTTGGTTTATACCCGTCTATCTTGAAAGAGATTATATCTTGCCCTGATTTTGGTCTTTTCCCTGCAATGATTACTGGTATCCAGTTTCCAAAACCTAAAGGAGAAAATGTCATTCCGTTTCTATTCCAACAAGCAATAATCCCAAGATATGCCCTTCCCAACTCCCTAATACAATCAGGTATCGCCCACATACCACACATAATTGCTACTGTATTTGCTATTCGTAAACATTCTTTCTCAAAACCAGCAGGATAAACCCTATCCCACTCTGCCTTGCCTATCCCATACGGCGGGTCAGTCAACACCAAGTCTATGGACTTATCTGGTATTGTTTTCATAATTTCTAAGCAGTCGCCGAGGCGCAGGTCATTCATAGTTTATAATCCTCCACATAGGTATCAAAGAATGGTTGGGTATCTATTTCAAAGAAATCCCTAACAAACTCATCTACTCGTCTAAGATATTCACTGAATTCCATTTTATTTAAAACAGTAGTTGTCGCCTCTTCAATTTCTTTAAATTCTCCTTTATCAAAAACTTTATCGGCAAGAAGTTTTGTTTTTAATGAAAGATGCAATGCTTCCTCGGAAAAGAACCCATTTTCACTAAGTCCACAATCTCTAATTAAGAATCGAAGATATGCGAAATAGAACGAATTTTGTGGAAGGCTCCTTTTACTTCCCCATCTAATTTCTATAAGGATACCTTTGGGTGGTAATTTTTTATTACATTGCAACAGGGCTATCATTCTTCCTTTATCGTCTATTTTTGTATCAATAACTTTTGCTTTTATACTTAACATTTTTTTCTTCCTTCTTTGTTTTTATTATGGCACTTCTTGCACAGTGTCTGCCCATTGTCTATTGCGAATCTTAATTCGGGATAATCAGCAAATCTTTTTATGTGGTGCGCCTCTAAATATTTACCTTTTATCTTACATTTTTGGCAAGTATAATTATCTCTTGCATAAACTGCTTCACGCCATAACCGATATTCAATACCTTTTCTTATCTTTAGAATTTCCGGGGTTATTCCATTTTTCCAATTCCAATGTTTCTTACCTGAGGTCTTTGGGGATGGTTTATTTATTTTTAAAATACTTAATCTTTTTTTAACTTCAATAGAATGGTGTTTACCTAACATGGGCTTTGATATTTTATAAGAACATTTTGGACAACGAGTAGCTCGATGGTCTATCCTGGTACTACAGTCGACACATCTTTTAATATCATTCCGGTAGGAAGATAAAAAGCATTCTTTTGAACAAAATTTACCAAATCCCTTTTTTGCTACATTGAGTTGAATTTCAAAGTTTGCTCCACATAATCGGCATTTTCTATTTATTGTCGTTTTTTTACTTTTACCACTGCATACCCAACTACAATACATTGCTCTACCACATTTTATATCGTGTTTTCTTGCTAGGAATATTTTTCCACATTCCTTACAAGTTCTCTCTATAGTCCATTTCTGAGGCATAATGTTACTATTTTATTTTCTCCGTTACCTCGTCGAGTTCCTTGCAAAACCTATCGAGTTCTATTGCTAAAGCACTGATGTACTTCTCATCTCTTTCAACCTTGATTATCAGTGGCTTCATTAAAGGAACATAGGAATAGAACATCCAATACTTAAACTCGGTTATATACAGAGACATCTGGCATTGCCCGAAGTAGTCGCTAGGCAGTCCGCCCTCAAGTAGGTATTTTACCTGTGTCTTGGGCATGACATTCTTAAGCTCCAGGCCATGCTTACTGCTGACTATGCCATCTGGGCTACATAAGAATTTCTTTTGTTCGTCTTTGTAGATTACACCTACCTGCTTGACTTTTACCTTGTGCATAAACTCGAAGGCTTCCCTGGACTCGGCTTCCCGTTCGTTGCCGATGAGCATATTGAGGTTTTTGTAGGTCTCTTCCTGTTTGCCGGTGATTCGTTCTGCACACAATTCGAACATATAGCCTTCCCTCTGTTTACTAGGTTTGCCATCGTTGGTGATTATCTTGGAGGCATTGGAGGCAGAGGGTTTGCCGACTTTCTCTTTGAACCATAATTCTGATCCTTGCTCAAGGTCTATGATTATCATGCTCCCTCGCCCTCTCTTAACTCTTCCTCTCTTAACTCTTCCTCTGTCATTCCGGTGCAATGCTCTTTGCATTTAGGGCAGAAATCACTGTCGGGGTAGTCTGGGATAATCTCTCCGCAACAATGGCTATAATATTTTGTCTCTTTCATTTTTTCTTTGCTCCTTCCACCATGAGTCTGGCTTTTTGAAACATTGACTTAGGCAGGGCTTCCAGGGTTTCTATCTTCATTACCTTGCAGAGTTGGGATTCCTTGAGGTTCTTATCAATGAGCAAGTCCCTTAGTTGCATCAGTTCCTCATCGTTGACTAATTCTGTGGGTATCGCCTTTTGTCCATCGTCATCAAGTGTATCATAGGTAGCTAATCCAGTTAGGGCTAATAATGTGTAGCGTTCAAGATAAGTTACAGTACTTCCTATGGCTTGAATCGCATTCTTGGCGCCTGATGTGTCTGAGGGTGCCGATAGGGTCGTTTCTTCGCTGTGTCCTAGTTCGTGGGTTATCTTGCAGGTTACCAGGATTTGCCCGTTCTGCTTGGTTGTCCAGGATGCCGATAGTCCATGCTTGGCTAGTTCCTTGCCTATGGTCTTGGTTACATTATACAGAGATGCGTGGGAATAGCCTACTTGTCCACCACCTGCTGAGAATTTTACTTTTTTGTCTTTGTTAATCTCCGGTGGATTGGCTTTGAATTCGGACATTGCTTTGTGATAGGCTTTCCTGGCTTCTCCTGCTTCCCATCGTTCTTGGATGCCTAGAAGTTTCTCTAATTTTTCTAGATCCGCCCCTCCTGATACTGCCATGCGAATCATATCCGCCGGTGAGTTACCTGTTACTTGGATTTCCTTTTTTTCTACCATCTTGGTTCCCCTTTCTTATATCTTTCCATCTAGTGATTCTGTTTCTGTCGGTCTGTATCTGGCTACTCCGCCGATATAACTGTTGGGTATTTTCTCTTGGAATTCCTTTACTTGGACTTCAGCTATATCCCTGTCTAGGTCTGGATTGCCTGTTGATTCTACCCATACATCGACATAAATACTCGCCCTGAATCTGTTTTCCATCGTTACCTCGCCTTCATATAAAAATACTTTACATTTCTTTCCCAAAATTTATTAGTACCATTATCATTATCAGCGCCTATTGGACAATAAGTAAGTGATAAAAAGTGAATAAAGTCTTTTTCTTTAGTTTGAGCATTAAATCGCTTCAGTGCTGATTTAATGGTATTTATGCAAGCTTGCCTAGGCGTGGTGTGTGCATATTTAGTCATTATCCCATAAGGATGGCTTATAGAGTTTTCTGCCTTAAAGATGGCATTGGCTAATTTCTCTACATCGATATCCTGGGCATAGGTTATAAGCACCATGCCAAATAGGATAACCAGGCAAGTCCAGATTAACCATAAGGGATTAATCTTCATTTTTTCCTTTCTTTTCCTCTTTCCATACCACAAGAAAACCATTGCCTCTGCATTTAGGGCAACCTGTGCTTTTCTCATCAATGTCAAACTGGGCGGGAATCATCTTATCGCCTGAACACAGATCGCACTGCACTATTTTCTTAGGCATATTCTCCTCCTTTCGATAAATAACCCCGGTTGCCTGCTAAGACAATATGCGCGACCTTCGCCAAGAAGTTATACGCATTAACCGGGGTCATTTTATTTTTAGGGGTGCTTAGCAGGTCTTTGTCATTCATTATCTTTTTGTAATATGTCCAGTCCAAATTCTTTTTAATACTTTTAATTCAGTAAAGGAAGGATTGGTTTTACCCATTCGCCAACGATAGGCAGTAATAGATTTAATTCCTAACTTGACAGCTATCTTCTCGTCAGAGATATTGTAATCTTTATTTAATTGTCCTAAGATTATTTGAGCTTCTGTTTTCATCTTGAGGAAAGTATATCAGATTGAAAACAGTTTGTCAAGCTTTTTCTGAAAATATATTTACAGGTAGGAAAATCTCTTTTTTGTGGTAAAAGACCAGTTTCTTTTTTTGGGTTTCTTTTTTTTCATTTTAATTATTGCACTATAGCCAACTGTATGAATTTTTCTTTCCAGGCTTCCAATTTCTTATCATCGGGATGGTAGAGTTCCTCTACCCTTTTTATGTATTCGTAAGCAATTTTGTTTCCTTCAATAGAGTAGCGGACTTTCTTGGTTTTCAAGAAGGCATCCACCATCCCAAGGATTTTATTCAATACTTCTGTTATTACTCCTACGGTTTCTAGCGCCATTATTTTGTTTTCTCTATGCCACTCCTCAACGCGCCTAGTCCTAAGGCTGCCCAGATAGCAGAGATTAACTGAATCAATGATAAGTCCTTATTCAGAAATCCCACTACTGCTGCGATGACGCCACCTACCATTACTAGGTAAGTTTTCTTGCCTTGCAACCATGCCTCTATTTTCGCTATAATACCCATTTTATCCTCCTTTTATTTTATCCAAATCAACCCATGTTTCATAAGGACATAGGCAAGTTGGATGCCACACATTAATCCAAAAAATCCTTCACAGACCTTCCATACGAACAATCCGGCTGTTGGTTTCCAGTTGCTTAACTTAAACAACAACATGAAGACCAATGGCGTTAGCAGGTTCCATATAGATAGTCCTATGCTGGCTCCTATTAGCCCATAGCCTATGGCTATCAGCGCTCTCTTTAGCCAGGTTGCCTTTGAGCCATACCCTTGTATATAAACTGCGATGGCGGTGATTAAGGTAATAAGCGCCTGCCACCACAAGGTTGATGCCAATATACAGAATACTGCAAATACTACTGGGAGAACAAATCTTCTCCATCCTTTCCATCCTGGCACAGTAGCGGATATCTGCGTTCCGCCTAGTGCGAATAATAACCAACTGGCACTTGGAAGTATAACCATTATAAGCTCATTATTCATTTTTCCTCCACTTTAACTTCATCTAATATAGACTCTATCTTCTTTATATAAAAAAGAGTATCAACCATATCAATTCTCCCTGTCATTGTTTTCTTCATTTCCTTAAGCGCTTCAATGATGTTTTTGAATTTATGCAACTCTATATAAACATCACTTATTTTTTCCATCGCTATTTCTTCCGTAGCAAAGTTTCTATGCAAGCCAATCTTCCCTCTAGCGTTTTCTCTAAATCGCTGTGATGCACCAGATGATTGGTATTATAAGCAGTCATCTCGTTTTTAAAGATATTCAGGTCTTTCTTAAATTCCACTTGGGTGTCCTTTAGGTTATTGATATTCATATTTAATGACCAACCTAAAAGACCAACTAAGATAGGCAAAACGAATCTAAGTAATACACCATATCCATTTACCCTATTAACTAGTTCATTGCTACTATCTTTTATTTTATCTGCCCAATTCTTTAACATTCGCTTTCTCCATCCTCGAAGTATTTAAATCTGGGGCTTATCTGTTCCTGTATTCTTAATCTCTTTTCGGCGTTCTGCCAATCTTCTTCTGGAATCCCCTCTATACCCCTGTCTTTACGCCATAGATAAATAGTATAAGCTAGTTCTCTTATCTGTTCTTCTGTCATTGTATATCCACTATCAGTCTGTCCTGGTTTCTGGCTATGTCCCCTTCCGTCGAGAGAACCTTGCCAGAGATTGTCTGTATGATAATCCGCCTGACATATTGTGCGTCTGTCTCGCCTGGATTTCTCGGTTCGTTGTAAGTAAAAGCTGTCAACATCCGTTGATAAGCTAAATCTGAAATCGTAAAGGTCATACTTGGCATATTGTCTCCTATGCTGTTGCTAAAATTCCTATTGTTTCTAATTTAAGCAATAGGTTATTAAATTTAGTAGTTATATCCGCCAATGTGCCATCAGCATCAATTATATGAGCTTGTTGCACCGCTGGTGTCTGATTCCAAAATCCTATCTTCTGGGTTGTGCCCGTTCCTATCTTTGTCCCAGTGGTTGTGTTAAAAACCATATTTATACTATCAGCAAAGGTCTGATTTCCTGTCTGAATAAAAGCCGCAATCTTGGTTACTGTCAAAGTATCTGTCAGGAAAGTAAAGTCAGCGTCTCCACCTATAACATTAGTAGATGTCGCAAATTGAACTTGATTAGCTGTAGCGGCGTGATACCCCATTAATCCGCCTGTAGTCATCGTCATTAACTGTGTAGCCGTAGGAACAGCACTTGGCAGAGAGTAAGTTACATTTGCGGTGGTTAAAGCTGATGCTCTAAATGTAACTATTTTGTTCGCACCAACAACCTGCTGGTTAAAGATAAATGACGGATTAAGCGAACCCGCAGCATCCCCTATTGAAATCGAAGGCGTTGCGGCGTTGACTGTAAAAGATTTAACTGAGGTAGCATCAGGATATGTTCCGCCATATATTATTTGATTTGCTGCCCATGTTCCATACATTAAAGTATGAGTTCCTGCTGCACCATCTGGGAATTGAACCGTATAGGAAGCAGTAGAATGTTTTGCTGGTGCGAGAGTAACTGAATTGATACTATCATTATCCCAAAACTTTATACCACCTGCAATAGAGTTTTGAGTTCCGAGTGTTAATTGTGGAGAAGCAGAAGTAAGTGTAATAGCTTGGTTGGTGGTAGAACCTCTATCACAGACAGTATCGAGAGTATCTACTTCTGCTGTAAGGTAAGAGCTGCCATGCAAACCGTCTAGTAAATCAGCGTTGAGATTTGTGTTTACTGTGGTAGAAGTTACAGCAAAGGGAGAAGTGCCTATGGCTAGAGTTGAGACAAGTTGGATAGGTGTTGTGATGAGTGTATCGGCTACGGTTAATCTTGTGCCACCACCTACAGCAAAGATATTTGAAGTATTGGAATTAAACCATAACGAGCCTGTAGTATGGACGAAGCCAGTGATATTAAAGGTTATGTCGCCAGCGAGGAAGGCATTGGCGGTGATATTCTGGTCGGTGGTAGAACCATTGTCGCAGACATCATCAAGGGTGGCGGTTATGGGCAGATATGAACCTAAGGGGTCTATCACCTTGTCTAAGTTTCCACTCATCGGATTGATTCTATTTTCTTCTGCCATTAGCCTTGCCCAAATAATAGATAGTATTCAACATAATCTAAAGTTCCTCTATCAGTCCAGTCAGCGTCTAGGCTCAAGGGTTGTTTTGATGTCGCATAATAAGTATAAACCCCTACTCCTGCCGTAATCACAACCTGCTGTATTATATAAGCGCCTTCCTCATTCATCCAAGCATAATATCTTGGCGATGTGCTGGCTTCATCTGAGCGCACTAAATTAAACAGTAGGTTGAAATCCCCTCTTTTTGAATAACTCTGAAAGAAATCCCTTGCTTGAAATGCCATAAATTGCTCCTAAAATAATAATGCGCCTGAGAAAAATGTAATCATTGTGGTATCCGCGCCGCTAAAGTTTATATCGGTCTGTTGTGTCCCTGTTGACTGAGTAACTTCCACATAAGCAGTATCTCCTGCATCCATATCAGCGATTATGGATATTGACATGCAATAAGGCCCTGCGATATCTGCGGCAAATTGACGAGGATCTAATCTTGTTACATATATCCTATTGCTTGTCTGAATTCCTAATTCATAATAGGTAGCCGCTGAATCTATGCTGTTTAAACTAACTGTGGCATTAAGTTGATATTTCCCTGTTACAGGGGCGGTAAAAGTATTAGTGGCAAAATTACTTCCTACATCAAATATCTCAGTGGCGAATGTAACAGTTACTGGAGAACCTACAGCGATATCTGATTGCGCGGAACCTGTCTTATGCACAAGGAAGCAGGGTTGTCGAGTATTTGTAAGCCATCCACCCGCACCTGCCGTCCCACTTATGGCAATAGCCGCCCCGTTGCCATCATGTTGGATATTAACCGTAGGGATTGTCGAAGAAGCATTGTCGTTAATAATATTTATTAGGGCATCGCCTAAAGTCTGTGCGGCATTGGAATATATCTTAAAACCTGATTTACTCGCAGCCAATACCCCATCTATGGTCATATTTATGCCTCCACCAGTCCCATCGTTATCTAAAGTCATTACATCAAAGGTTGAGGAAGCATTATCCATTGTAAGCAAGAGTAATCCTGCGGTTGTTTGCGCGGCATTGGAATATATCCATAGGGCAGCATTATTTACTAAGATTACACCATTGGCTTCTATATATAAACTAAAAGCAGTCCCATCATTGATTATTTCTGCGACACCATAAATTGAGGCGACATCGTCGAGATGAATTCTGACTAAGGAAGCATTGATTTGTGTAGCATTAGAATAAGCATATATAATATGTTTACCCGCAGCCAAAACTCCCTCTTGGCTGAGATAAAGAGCATGATCTGTTCCTGCATTTATATAGGTTGAACCATTCTCACAGATATCCTGTAATGTAGCTATCCCAACATCAGTTGTTGCAAAATTTTGTAGTGCGGTCGCTGAGCTATTCCAACCTATGATTTTGCTGGCTTCAGCATCAGGTAGTTCTATGGATGCCAAAGAGGACGTTATGGGAAGTTTGGCAGACCTGGCAAGATCCTCGGTGGCTTCCTGCGACTTAAGTGTCCTTCTATCTAAATCAGATTCCAGAGTATTTGCAGGGAATTGGTTATAATCATCGTAATCTGACTCCTGCTTATCTGTAGTCTCGCGATAGACTGTCAAAGTGCCTTTGGATACCAATGTCGGGTCTACCAGAGTAACTACTCCACCCACACCATCAGCGTCAAGGTCAACAGTATAGTCTGTGGTATAAGTCAGTGAATATGTCGTGCCAGCGGTGGTTACCTTGCATTTGATGTCGGTTGTCGCCATCGCCTTGAATAAGAAATCGAATTCATCCTCGATTTGGTCTAGGGTAAAATCTTGCTTTCTATCTGTTGATGAGACGCTCATGGTTCCTCCTAGTTATCTGAACTTCTTGTATAATTCAAAAACTTCTTTATTTAATATTCCTTCTTCTTTTAACTTAGACAATTTATTTTTCAAATCTTCGTCCTCTAAACCT